GAACGGAGTGCGTCACGCTCTTCCTGAAGTTTCTGGAGGTCCGTCTTGTCACGGTCCTCGTACTCCTTCAGCTTTAGACGAAGCGTCTCCGCTTCCTTGTTAGCCTTCTTCAGGGCTCGCTTGACCTCATCAGGGACAGAGCTGTCCTGCTGAGTCTGTGGTGTTTCCTGAGTCTGCTCGATAGTCTCGGCAGTTGCCTCGGAAGCGGTTTCGATGTCAGCCATCACGGCCTCACTTTCTTTTTTGGAATCCCAGCCTCTCGCAGGGAAAACAACGGATGCCCAAAGGCAACCAAAACTATTGGAGGTCTTGCGGACCGGTGAAGTTATCGTGCTTGTTAGTGATAACTGGTCCGAGCTCTCCATGCTCCTGAATCTCGACGTCATCAAAGACGGAGCCAGGTGCGAATGAAACAAAGTCGTCGGTGCTTACATCTGAACCGACCTCTATCGGTTCGAGAGTGCAGCCACAGTTGTTGTGCAGTGGACTAGCGTCCTCGCTGCCGACTCGTGCACCGTCAATCATTTGGCAGAAGTCGCAGCAGCCAGGGTCGGCTACTCGTACCCAGCCGACGATGCGTGAGGACTGGCCGGCGTAAGCTCGGCTGGCGTCACGGGCGCTGAGGGCAACGTCCATCTCGGCGGTCGAGGTCAGGCGGTTCAGGCCCTTGATGACTGCCGCTGCAAAGCCGATGGTTTCGATGCTTGTCCAGACCGTGGTGAAGGGGCGAGCGTAAACCGTGTAAGGGTCCACGCCGTTCCGCACCGAGGCACCGGTCAGCTGAGACAAGTCCAAGCCCAAAGGCTTTGTACCGAGCACGTGACTCAGGTAGGCGTCGGTCAGGCTGATGGCTCTGCGCTGGCCGGCCTCCACGATGGGCACCACTCGGGCTACGAATGGGTCCACCTGGTCGTCACGGTAGTCAGGCAGGTTGTTCCAGTGGAGCCTGACTTGGTTGGCTACCGCTTGGCGAGTCCGCTTTAGCTCTTGTTGGTAGACGGCCGTTAGAGACATTGTTACGCCTGGACCTCACCCGAGGTCGGGGTAGGTGCTGGCGTGGGCTCTACGGTCCCCACAGGGCTAACGGCGGTAGGTTGCTGGGTCAGTCCTAGAGCGGCGTTCAGTGCGTCGCCGGCCTCCATCGCCTGGAAGCGAGCAATCTGGGTCTGCGAGTAGCCGGCGTCCTCCCAAAGCTGCTGGCGAGGAACACCGATGGCGCTGCGCTTGATGAGGGCATCAGCAAGCTCGGCCTCGGAACGGTACTCAGGGTCAGCCCAAACAGTCTCGCTGTCTTGCACGTCGCCACGAGGGTCATTGAGAACCTTGAAGCAGAGGCGCATGACCTCTTCCCAAGACTCGCCAAAGAAGCGCATCTTGCGTCGGGTCTTAGCGACCAAGCCGGTCTCAGCGGACTTGATAGCGTCACCGCTAGGGAAGTTGCCGGTGAGGTAGAAGTAGTGAGGCGGTGTGCGAGTCTGGCTAGCGATGTGCTGGACCAAGGTCTCGATACCGGTCACGTAATTCTGGAGGTCGCCGGCAGTCAGCGAACCAAACTTAGCAGCTGGGTCCTCTGCTACTAATAGCTTATCAAGCGACACGTTGAAAGGTGCAATCGGACGCCCCGTGTTTTCGTCAATCGGGATTTCCATACCGGTGACGTAGCGCTGGGGGTAAGCGATGTACTCGGACGCAATCAGCATGTCGGCGAGCAGCTTGTTCACTGCATCCTGCTGAGGGATGACGTTCAGGAACTCGCTTACACCGTAGGCCGAAGTCAGCGAGGCACGGTTAGTGATAGGCACTACCGGCACGACGCCCAGAGGGTTAGGCAGAGGCCAAGGCTCGGCGGTGGTGATGAAAGGCTTCCATTCGCCATTAGCGTCGTCGTCGTCACGGTCAAACTTGTAAACGAAGTCAGGAGTGAAGAGGACACAGTGGTAGCCGTCCTCGTCACGCCAACGTTTCAGAGCAGCAACACGCTTCTTGCGGTTGCCAGGTGCGAAAGCCACCACGACGTCACGAGGCGACTCGATAGAAATCTTTGGCTGGCCGTCATCGTCGCCCCAGACGATAGCGTAAGCGTCACCCTTGATGAGGGCCTCGCTGTGAGCTAGCTGGGACTCGGCGTCCAGGCCGTTAGCTTGCCAAATAGCCCAAGCGTCACGGTCGCTCTTAGGGTCAGCGCCGTAGCGGAAACCCTCCACGTTCAGACGCTCTTCAACAGCGTCAACTACAAGCTGGCACCAGTTGTCGGCGAACGATGAGAACATGCCGCCAAAGGCGTCACGGAACTTTTGCGAGGTAAACGCTAGGCGATGCTTACCATCGTGGTAATCGGCTAGGCGCTGGAGCAGAACCTGACGGCCGGCAAGCTCCTGTTCGAGGACCTTCACCATGCCGATAGGCGACTGCACGTCGTCAAGCTCTGCCATTCAATCTCCTAAAAACCTGCAAATACGCTTTTTTTCTTTACCTTGCCCGACTGGATAACGTCGCCTCTCGCTTCATAGGCGAGGACGGCGCAGACGGCTAGGTCAATCTTTCGAGGCGAGTGCGGACGGTCTTTACGGATGACCAGGCCCGAACGGGTCTCTTTCTTGTTCGCATGCTTGATGTGACGAGCTAGACGCTCATCGCCGTCATGCGTTAGCTGACCGGTGAGGGCAGCTGTGTGGAAACGCTCCAGGGCGGCCACCATGGCTCGCTCTCGGTTAGTCCACCACTCGAAAACTTTCTTGTCGCCGAACTGGCTAGCCCAGCGACCAACAATGTCCTGCCAGTAGGCAGGGTCGCAATACATACGCTGTACGTTGTATTCCTTGAACGCCCAAGCAACTCGAGCATCCACCTCGGACACGGGTACTTCCCACTCGGCGTCGGGCTCCTCTGGGGCTTCCCAAAGGCCGAGGACCCAGATGTGTCCATCCTCTACTCGGCAAGCTACGAGAGCCGTCGAGTCGTCACGCAGCGAGCCGTCAAAGCCGATGGTGATTGCGTCACCCTTCTTGGGTGGTGCATCCACGTACCGCTCATCCCAGACCTTGGCGTCGAGCCACGAGTCCGAGCTAGCAACGATGCGGTTGCCGAAAAATCGTTCTGCCTGAGCCACGTCACGCTGGATTAGGTCAAAGGCTTCAGCCTCGATAGCGTCGAGGTCTACGTGGCCGCCGTGCTGCTTCAGAGCCTCGCCGTAGACGAGCTGATGAATCTTGCGGCGCTCCACCTTGTTCTTGTAAGACAGGTTGCTAGGCGGCTGCTTGAACTGCCGCCAAATGTCTTTAGCCGTGGACTCGTACTGCTGCTGGGCCACCGAATTCTCGGCAGGATTCCAAGCGTTAGTGGTGAGGCTTGCTCGTCCACCCATACCGGCAAGACCACGGAACTGAGTATCCGCAACCTTGGCCATGCCGTTAGTCGGCGTCCAAAGACCGACCTCATCCTGAGGCACGAAAGTCACACGCTGACCAAGGCGGCTCTGAGCCGAGCTGGTAACGGTGTCGATGCGTCCACCGCCAGGCAGACGAATGAACTCTTCACCGGTCTTAGGGATGACGTCGGCTAGCGGCCCGTACTCAATCATCGGACGCAAAGCGCCGTAGATGTTGTCGGTCTGCTCCTCCGAGATGGCCGTAATCTGAATCAGTGGTGTAGGCCACGGCATGCCCATAGGCTCGCCGGCTTCGTACACGTACAAGAAACCACAACGGCATCCATGGTCGGCGCAGTCATAGACCTCGCCGCCTGTTGCCCATCCTGCGAATAAGGCTGGACCCACTGCTTCAAGGCAGATGTGTGCAGCGGTCATTGGACCTTTGCCCAGCTTCTGTGGGCCAACCAACAATCCACGTCGATAGACGAACGCCGGACCGAGCACTGGGCTCACGGCGTCAAACTCCACGTCTCCTCTTACGAGGTAGAAGTTGGAGAAGTATTCAAACTGGTAATCGTAAAGCTCTAGCGGACGGCCACGGTCAAAGCCGTCTGGCACAACGCAGTGAGCAGTAATCCAGTCCAGAGCAACAGCCAGTACGCTAGGCTCACGCACCCTTCACCGCCTTCAAGCGGTCACGGGCACTAGGTCGAGCGGTTACGGCAGCAGCCTCGGCACGTTTAGTCGCAACCTCATCCTCAGCGATTCGGACACGAGCCGAATACATAGCAGGGATGGTGAGCAGCAACTCGCCGGCCTGTTGGCGGACCAACGTACGCAGGTTAGCTTGAGCGTCCGCCTTCTCAGCCTCACACATAGTGCGGACATGAAAGGCGACGGCTAGCTCCTGCTGATTCTTTTCCCAGAGTAGAGCCACCGGCTTTTTCCAAAGAGCAACCCAAAGCTCCAGCTCACGCTTGGACGGGTCAATCAAAGGGAAGGCAGGAGCCTTACCCTTGCGGCCCTCGGCAGGGAGAACAGTCCAGCCAGCGTCATCCTTACGGTCACGACGCAAAGCATTAGGGTCAGGTGCAGGACCACTCCTGGCACGAGCGCCACCACTGGGCATTTTGTTCTCCTAACCACCTCACGTGGTATCGGGCCTCATCACGAGGCGAAGGGGTTTTCTAAGTTTTGAACCTGGCAAACCAAAGAGAGCCAGCCCCCTTACGGTTGCGCACGGTTTTCGCCGAGGTGCTACCCCCGGCCTATGGTTGTCAGACGGAGGGGGTGCGTCTCTGGGCGTGGTTCTTTGCTGCGTTACATGCTTTGCAAATCGCCTGGAGGTTGGGGGGTGTGCTTTTGCCGCCTTGTGAGAGGGGGGTTATGTGGTCCACCTCTTGGGCTGGGGCTCCGCATACTTGGCAGGTGTTGTTGTCTCTGTAGAGGATGTGTTGCCTTATCCTCTTCCAGCCTGGGATGTTGTGACGGGGTGTTGTCTTTTGCCAGGCCGGTAGCTTGTGGGTGTCGCAGTAGGTTCCGGTGTTTACTATCTCGCTACATCCGGTCTTGTTGCAGATGCGTGATGCTCTAGGCATTAGCCTCTGCGTAGGCACCGCACTTCTGGCAGTATCCGTCTACTGCACAGCACTTAGCTGGAGTGGCCTTTGGGGTTGCCTTGGTGTCTACTGCTGGGGTTGCTTCAGTGTTGTCAGCCATGAGTGTATTTTTCTTTCGTTCGGCAAGGTAAATCAGAAAAGACTAAGGGCCAGAATGTTTGCCGCTGGGCTCACGTGAGTTGTACGGTGCTCCTGGCGGACGCCGCTCTGTGGATGCGCTGGGAATCGAACCCAGGTGTCTCACCGGTCCCGTGTAGGGCTTTCAGTGAGAGCGACACCTGTCGCACCCTTTGAATCAGTGTAAGTGTGTACCCACCAACCAAACCCCTCAACACGCCGCCAGAATCCCGTTTAGACGGTAAGCGGCCTTGGAGACACCTACATACTTGTATTACGCAGGGAGGGGAGTGTTTTGCAAGTAAAGCTAACAAAAAACCCCCGGCACTTCATTGGGCCGAGGGTCTTGTCTTCTCCCGGATAGGGAGTCGGGGGAAGTATTAGGCGGCTACGGTAACGATTAGTTGGGTGCGAGTGCCGATGAAGTCCAGAGTGGTTTCTTCGGTAACGGTGAAACCCTTGCTCTCTAGGGTTGCAATAACCCGAGCCAAGTCACCGGCCGAGCGCTCCCTTTGGTGGCTCCATCCACCTGTCCAGAAACCTAGGACGGCCTGGCCTTTGTAGTTCTTCTCTACATACACGCCAGCACTACGGACTGAACGGCTGCCCTTGTGAGTGTAACGCTGGCTCTTTTCGATTCCTTCAGTTGCTCGGATTGCTCCCAATACCTGCTGGGTGGTTGCGTTGGTCATTTCTTCTTCCCTATCTTTCTTTGGCGCTTTGCCTTATGTATCTATCTTGACACTTATGACAGGGAATTGCAAATCTATTCCGCATTTCTTTATAACGGATTTATAACAAGAAAAGTGAAACCCCTACCTTGGGGGAAGGCAGGGGTCTCGTTGCTATCTCATTAGTGGAGGAATCTATTTCAACAGCAACAGTAGTCTAGCACTAAGGCGAGACACTTTCCGTTTCAGTCGAGGCTTGTGGAACGCATACCATCGGTTCATCACGTAAGCTCGCTGATACTTCCAGACTATCGGGGCTCGGCCGGCACGGTGTCTAGCTGTTCGCCGACTCATGCGTGGACCTTACGGCGGTGGCTCGGACGGCCCTTAGGCTTCTTGAAGCGTGGCTTGTCCCAGACTTGCAGCTGGTAGGTGCCGCTCATGGGGTCCATGTCGGTGACGAGCCAGTAGTTGTAGCGGTCGGTTACAAAGTAGTATTTTTCGCCTCGTATCATGGCGACGCCGAGCTTACAGGTACGGGTCAAGTAGTCTGGGCCGAATCGGTATTGGCGTTTCATCGTTTGTCTTCTCTTTCGGCGCTGAAGATGAAATGAGCTAGGCTCTCTATCTTGCCGAGCTTGAAGCCCGACCAAGCTTTGGTGTCGGTGGTGACGATGGGTGCAGCCATGAGGCCCTGCTCTTTGAAGGCGGCCACCTGGTCTGGATGGTCTTCCAAGTTGACCTCGGTGTAGATGATGCCGAGCTGGTCGAGCTTCTTTTTAGTCATCGTGCACTGAGGGCAGTTGCTCTTGGTGTAGACGGTCACTGGTACTTTTGCCATGTTACTCTCCTATACGAAATCAAATGCTTGCTGGCTTAGACGGTTGGCGATGAGTTCGCAGTACTTCTCTTCGTACTCGACTCCGATGACTCGGCGGCCTAGGTTGCGAGCCGCTACTAGGGTCGCTCCGGAGCCGGCG